GTCGTCTGGGTTTCCAAACTGTTCAGCAAGTCCCGCTTCATTAGATATGAGCGTTGCTTTCTCAGCTGGTCCCCAGCGAAAGTTACCTACAAACGCGCCAGTTGAAGATTGAACATTAGGCACTCCGCCTGTCAGATCAACTTCTTTGACTACGATTGCCGGCGACTCCGAAGGAGTAAATAATGCCATTGTTCGTTCCTTTTCCAGTAATCGAATTATAAGTTTTACATAATACGGAATTCAATTACTGTTATTTATAATTTATTTAATTTAGTAAAAGTTATCGTTAAAATCGTGTTCAACTGCCCATGGCTCTCTAGGATCTACAGTTCTTTCTACTTCTTCTAGTCCGTCATCAACGAATCCAAATGGAACCATGTCATTATCAATCTCTTGCATTCTATTTTTATACATCATTTCTTTTAGATTAATATCAGTAATTTCACCAAACTGGCTTGAAAGAGAGAAATATCCAAACATTACGAGATTCATCATTAGATCATCATGATTACCATCAGATGCCTCGTATGATTGACCTCTAGCAATAAAGGTCGATATTTCTAAAATAGTATTTTCGTCTACTATATCCAGCTTTTGTGTTTCTAATATATCCTTTATAGTAGAGCATCCTAGTCTTTTAACTTTTCTATTCATTTCAATACCTAGAGCATTTGCCTTAACAGCAGACTCTACGTGCATATTTTCATATTCAAAGTCATAATATAATCCGTTACAAACTACTGCCCCTTGATCATTAGCTTCAATGACGACATAAGCATCATTGTAGACTTTAGCATATTTATAAATAATATTTGGGAAGAGAATAGGCGAGATAGTATTATTGCGATAAACAGCAACCTGTTTAAAAGGTCTTGTGCTAATATCGATCACATTAAATGTAGAATAGTCCTGTCCTCTTCCCTTCGACACATCAACCGTCATAATATAATCATGATCTTTTTGTGTTTCTTCATATATATAAACGCTATTACCTTCTAGCATTGACTTGGGAGGATTAGCTCTTAGAGCCATTAATGTTTCTGCATTAATTAGAGTATCACCTGTACCAAAAAATGTATTACCGAACTCCTGATCAAATTGCAGCTGCGAAGTGTTAGAGATGGTTTGCAGTTTCCACTCATCATCTCGACCTGGTACATCCCACCAATCTACTCTGAATGGCGTATATTCATTTACACCTTGAATAGCTCCTGTCCATATCTTTTCAAATATATTGCCGATACCATTAGCAGTAGAAGTAATAATAACCTTTGTATCTTTACCGGAAGAAATAACAGGATATGTTGAGGTATAAAACTCGGCTGCTCTTTCAACAAATGCAAACTCATCAAGGTACAATAAGTTAACTGACATACCACGAATAGACGATCCGGACGTGGCAGCTGCAATAACTCTACTATTATTTGAAAACTCTATAGATCTTTTATTAAGAGCTCTGCAACCAGGTTGTAAAAAGAAAGGAAGATTCTCTAGCATAAGAGTAATACGTGCTAACATCTCACCAGCAGTTGCGCCTTTATTTGCAAGAATCGCAACAGTTTTTTCTGGGTTAAATAGTACGTACCATAGGAGATATGCAACTGAAGATATAGATTTACCTGATTGGCGGCACGCCAATACTATATTAAATCTATTGTCATTAAATTTCTTAAACATTTTTTCTTGATATGGATAAAGTTCAAATGGAACTAATCCTTTGTCAAGCGATATAATTTTACAATATGTTGAAGCAAAGTAGCCAGGGTCTTTCATACACTTAGCATATTCAGCTACTTCAGCGGTTGTCCAATTATGGCTAATACCATCTCTTTTTACATTGATATTACCATTATAAGAGTCAGTCATCCTTCTTGTAATCACTAATGTCAACTATATTTTCCTCATCATCTTGTTGCCGCAACATTCGTTGCAGTTCACTTGTAGAACCAATAAACACATTATTGGTAGTTTGACCTGGTAATTCCTTTACCTCGTCAGTTTTATCGAAGTCTTTTTTCTTCTTATGAAGATCCATAAGTGATCCATTAATATCACCAACATTTTTCATCATATTAGAAAGAACCTCAAAAGCTCTAGGATGTTCGGTAGCTCGCGCTACTTCCATCATATCGTCTAGAGCTTCAGAACCTTTATTTAAAAGATCGTGGTATATTCTTCTTGAGTATTCAAAGTCATTTTCTGCATTATCTTGTGTCATATCATTACACTATATTAATAATTCCGCCCATTGAATCATGAGTGGTACATTGATACCTTAATCTAAGCGGCGCAGTCATAGAAGGAGTTACAGTTACCTGTCCAGTTCCATCGCTATCTCTGTTATTAATTACGCCAGTTTCATATGCATTACCATCACTATCTTGTATTTCCATAGGATGCCCGCCAGTAATATTATTAAGTAGGTATCTTTCCCCTCTTCTTAAATATAAATCAGGATCAAGTTCCGAGCTTGGAAAAAACAACTCTGCAGAGTCTGAAAACACATAAGCTGTATTTTCATAAGCAGTAATAGTAAATGTATATTGCAGCCCAAACCTCTGGAGGTTTAAGTCACCTCCGAGTTCAGGGCTTTGATCTTCTACAATGTTAGCTAAACTAATATCTAGTACAGCAGCTGAATCAATAAAATTATTAAAAAGCTGTCTAGCCTGTACATAGTCTGAGTCTATAAACGCTTCAGTATCAGATTGAAAATCACCAGCAAATGTATATTGTCTTTGTTTTAATACTATATAGTCTGAATCAACTGTACCTTTTACTTCGTCTTCATAATAGGTTACATAGTCTGGAGCTCTTAATGCTACGAAAGCAGAGTCTACATAAGCAGCAATAAAGTCTACATCTACGTGTGAATCAATGATTCCCATAGTATCGGCAGAGTCAATTTTAGTATAACCCTCACTTGCAATTAAAGTAGAAACTGCAGCTGGACTTGTAGCATATGTGTTAATATAACTACTATCAATTAAATTAACTATTTCAGATGAGTCTAAAAGAAGTTGAAAGGCTTCTGCAGAATCAAGTGCTACAGATCGAGCAATAGAAGCAACCCCACCGGAATCAATAATCCTACTATCTAGTTCACTAAAGTTGGTATCCATCTCTGTATGAGTAAGAGCTGAACCTTTTGTGGTTCTTAATGTAATTGCCATGTTATCCCTCGATGCTAAAATAATCGGTTACTACATAACCGTTAAGTACATAAGATCTGTTATCTTTTTCTTCTATAACCTCGGTGAATCCGAAGTCACTATCTGCTAAACCAATAGCTGTTAATGGGTCTGGTGTTACTGTAACTCTACCAGAGAAGTCATCTCCTGATACACCAGCGTTAATATCGTAAATGTTATTTATAGATTTGCGAATAACGTTTTTGGACTGTATGGGTCCATAAAAATTAATTCTCATATCAAATGATAAAGTGTATAAGATAGTTCTTCTTTGCTCTAGAGCACCTTCGTAATCATCAGAAAAATCTACTCCGTTTAGAGCAATTGGAACATCTTCTTTTATATCAGGATACTCAGTAAAAGGTTTTAATGTAAGCGTATATTGTGGATTAAAGTATGGCAATACTTGCTCTACCACTTGCAAAGCATCATCTTGAGTTTTGGCGTATATATTTAATTGAAACCCTAAATTATATGGCACATATGAATAAAACTTATTTCGAAGAGCATTAGAAGTGCCTGGCTGCTGAAAGTTATTAGTTTTCTGTAGCTGCCTACCCTGATCGTATGCAATAGAAATAATCTCAAAAGACATCCTAGGTAACTTCATCGCTACTTGAGTATTAGCGTCTAAGTCTGGGTTTTCCCTAATTCGTTCTAAAAACTTGTTTTTAGGTGCATAAGATAACGGAACTTTAACCTGAGAAATAACTTGATTAGAAGAATTTTTACGAATGACATAAATATTATTAAATAGCGCCCCGAATACTGCAACGCTTTTTCTTAACCGTTCATGATAGAAATGATTACCAAGCATAATTAACCCTTGTATATCTTCTGTAGAACGTCTTCGAACTCTTCTACTTTGGTTAAACGATTAGGCCAGAGAATATAATCTTTCTCTGGATTCTTTTTTAAATTATTTAAAAGCGGCACAATTGCGTTATATAGATTATTTAATCTATCTTCTGCAGATGTAACAGCAACTGTCACTTTTTGTACGGCTTCCAGTTCATCTTCATCAACCGCAGTAAATCCAAAATCAAACATATTACTCACTTGGATCACCAAATGGATTTGATTCTGTAAAGTCTAAAAAGCTATCTCCAATAGTATTAAAGTCGTCATTTTGTTCATTCGCAGATATTTGATTATCCTCTGTAACTGCTGTTACAGTTGCAGCTGAGGTAAGACTTGATATCTGTAATGTAGTAGTGAACTCATGGTACAAACCATCACTAGCACCTACATGAATCAGACCAAGAATATTATCTGAATCAGACCACTTAGAGATCTCCCCTTGCATAGTCACTCCGGTAGAGAAAGTCTGAGTAGCTGTCTCACCAATAATAAATCCATTACTGGCGGAATCTAAAGTGAGCAAATACTCATATGCGTGTGCTCTTTCAATAACATCAATTGCATCGATGCCGGTATCAAGATCTTCATCGTTATATTCGAACAATTCTGTTCTTAGCTTATATGTAGGTAGATTGCTTAACTGATAGAATGGCTGTTCATGCTCAACCTGCATAATTTGAAATAGTTTATTAGACAGCGGAAGATAAATTAAATCACCCTCTAGAGGTCTCACGCTACTAAGCTCATTATCATACCTTGCAACCGAATTAGCCCATCGCTTTCGCGATACAACAAATGTTGCCTGGTCTCTTATCTCTACTCCAAACTTAGTGAATAAGTCTCCCTCACCATCAAAACCTTCTACGTTCTCTATGTACATTTCAATCTTATATGAAGAATTAAATCTAGAAGGTACGTCATCACCTAAGATTCTATCTTCATTAATAATATCTCTTGGGAGATAATAAACATCTTGACCATAGATTTTTAAAGATTCTATTATAATATCTTCATATAAATCTTGTTCAGATCTTACTTTTTGACTGAAATAGTGATTAGTTGCCATTAACTACCCCATAAAGAAATCAGCTGGCAATTCATGCTCTAGTCTGATTTTCTCTCTTAATTGAGCTATCTCTTGAGTAGCATCTTCAAATATCTGTCTACCATTTAGCTGCACACCACCCGGAAGTACCATACCTTCAAATTTAATAAGGTTAGATCCCCATTGTTGTTTAATAAGGGCTGTAGTGTATTCCTTTAACCACATGTCATTATAAATCGCAGCATGACTAGAGCCATTAATGATCTGATAACATTCGGCAATCAAATAATCATCTTCTTTAATGTCACCATCAGAAAAGTCACCATGAATATATAAGCGGTTCTGATTGCGCACATAGCTGACCTGAGGACTACCGGTTAACTTCATGTCAAGGACTGACAAATACTGTTGCATTTGTTCATAGTAACCTAGGTCGCCAATAAAACTGTGAAGATCAGCAATATCATTAAGATGCATCTGATATTTTATATCAAAAAAGTTTCTACCAGCACTACCTGATGGAATTCTAAATAGTCTTTGTACTTGAATAATATCTGATGATATGTTAATATATTCATTAGTTACATCGTCAGGCGTAACCTGATGTTTAAAAAAAGTTCTAAACGTGCCTTCAGAGTGAAATTCTCTAAAGTATTGCAGTGCCTCATCAAGGCGATCCTCTAATTGATCCGGATCAACATTGATTTCAATTACTGGTTCGCCTAGTCGACGAAGACAATATTCAATAAGAGTTGCTCTTGAAGTAGGGACAGCCATATGATATTCCTAAATTACTTGATACTATTTATAATATTAGCACTATTTATAATAAAAAAAATGGCAGCCAAAGCCACCATTTAAAATAGTATAGGACCGTTTTACTCTTCTGATTTTTCTTCAGGTTTAAGTGACTCTGTAAGAGCCGCACTAAAGACCCGTTGAGCAGCCTTTAATTGTTCAGTTTGAAACGAAAGATCGTTAAGTTTATTTGAAATATCTCTTAATTGAGAGATCGCATATTTCTGTTCATTGTTAAGACTATCAATTTCATATTCCTTATCGTTTACCACGACTGTAGGAACTTTATTCTCTTCTGTCATTATTATCTCCTAGGACATTATATAGTTAATATGGTATATATTATTATTTTATAGCACTCTTGCTTTTAAATTTGCTGATATCTTTGATGTTAAATCCACTGAGTTTGTAGTAGTAAACTCTACATCGTACTCAGTACCATGTATTGCCTGTTTGTACTTTGATGCCGCATCATAATTAATTGTAACACCATCTGATATTGGGCTAGTACCTGAAGTAGCATATGGCGCAATCATTAGGTCTAACGTATCTGCACTGTCTTGGCTAAAGTGGTATCCATCAGCTACTGCATCAAGTTGAGCTTTATTCATTCTGTTGAATGCTTGAGATGTTAAAGCTTGCTGTAATGTTGCATGTTCATTATTATTTGTACCGTTAACCCAAGTTTCAGATGTATCATAATTAATATTTTCAGCACTATATTCAATTAAGCTTGAACTATTATGATCGAAAATATATAGTCTCGTACCATCGGGTTTAACACCATATGCCATCCAAGTTCCCGCTCCTGATATATCTCCTGTAGTAGATCCTAGAGTGCCAGAAGTTATATCATAGGCTGATGTTAAATTTACAATATAAGCATCACCTCCATAACTATAATTCATAAAAAATAATTTATTTCCATTGTCAAAAAATTGTGGTCCTGCAATTGATAGCTGAGTGTTACCCAAACCAACCGGAGGAAAATTAGTATAAGAAGTTACATTAGTACTTTCCGATTTTGTTATACTTGAAGTTACATCTCCTGCTGTTGCAAATGTAAATTTAGCAAGATGATCATCACTTGCAGCATAATCTGTAGTTACGATAAATTCTTCATTTAAACCAACAGTAAGTCCTCTGCAAGTCTCAAAATCTCCAGAAGAATTTAAATTGGCACTATTTACACCACCCGAAGCTGTAGATAAATCCCATGCAGTAGATAAAGTAAATTTTTTAAAATACCTTGCTGTTCCTGGATGTGCTCTCCATGCAATATATAAAGCCGTACCGTTTTGATTAAAACCTATGGATCCAGCTGAAATTTGGGTCACACTTGGGTTAAAAGTATATTTTGTTGTACCGCTTGTTAAATCCCAAGCTGTACCCAAAGTAACTTGATAAATTCTTGAATTACTGCTAGTTGCTTGATAAACAAAGTAAAACTTTGTTCCATCGCCACTAAATATGATACCTTGATTAGATCCTCCGGCAACTCCTACATTAGATACATCAACTGTTAACGTATCTCCAGTAGTTGTAGCATTAGCATAGTCAAACCCCTCTAGCGTTCCAGCATCATTATTATACTGCCAAGTTCCAGAGTTGTTTCGTGCAATCTTTCTTACACCATCAGATGCTTTAGCCACACCCCAGCTTGTCCGGTTATCGGTTGAAACTGCATAAAAGATGTCACCACCATTTTTAGTTTCGTCAGCTGTCATAGAATTAATATCTTGCCAGCTTGATGAGTTAATTTGGCCGTTAGATGAATTTGTAAATGCTGGAAAATATTGAGAGTATGCTGGTATCGTAGATGATGCATCAATAGAAGTACTTAGTGTCCACCTATTTTGTTTCTCATGTTCAACACCTAAAGCACCACTTCTATCATCATGAAAAGATGTGTAGAAAAGATATTGATTAAAAACCATTGATCTCACGCCATTTGATCCAGAGAAAGAAATGCTACCATCAGAAGTTGCAGATGAAGGTAGGGTATAGGCTGAACTTAAATTCCAATAATATATTGATGTAGTATTATCACTAACAAAAAGTTTTGATCCATCACTATTAAAACTAAAAAATGTCTGGCTGTTCCCACCACCATCGAAATTTGTTAACACCGTACCTAAAGTTACTCCCGTATGTATTGCGTAAGGTGTTGATAAATTTAATGTTCCTATTCCATCATGTGAGCCACCAATATGACTTAGAAAAAACAGTTTTGTTCCATCGGATGAAATATCAAAATCCCAAGGATAAGAAGCAGCCACATTTAAATCCGTGCATAGAATTGAAGTTTCAGAACCAGCAGTTGATAAATCATGTGCAGTTGATAAAGGTTTTCTGCGTATTCTAGCATCATATCCGCCGTAATATATATTTAATCCATCCTCACTAACTGTTATTCCATGACTTGTTCCAGTAGTTCCTACAGTTTGTTCATCTGTTTGTGTAGATAAATCCCAAGGAGTTGTACATTTTACTTTAACAATTGTGCTAGTTCCTTGTGAAAGCTGATAATAGTATTGGCCATCATTTGACCACCAAAAACCTTGATTAAAAAACCCAGTGTGTATAGTATGTGGTCCTGATTGATCAGTAAGTGTATTTGTAGGAATACCCCCGGGCGCGCCTGCTTGAGTAAAAGCAATACCAGATCCATCTGCTTTACCTTCAGCGCCAAATAGTTGCCAAGAAGAAATTGCAGAAGTATCTGCAAATGCCGTGACTGAAGTATAGGCACCAGCAGTAGATGTGATAATAGCAGATCCAGAGTTACCGACTACTTTCTTACCTACGTCTGCTGCATTAAATGCATTAGTAGAGCCTGAAGTAAATTCACTTAAAAATTTATGATACGGGGATGCACTTTCGGCATGAAGAATAAAGAGTTTAGTTCCGTTAGCATTAAAGAACATATCTACTGGTTCATAGTTTCCTGCATTCGCAGAGCTATCCCAAGCAACAGTGGTTCCCGAGCTAACATTTGTAGTTATATCATATGGCGTGCCTAAATTTTTAACATAAATGCTACCACCTATGGTGGCGCAACGTGGACTAATGCTGCAGAAATTTCATCTGATGGCACTAAAATTTATTTTTCTGAACGTTCTGGCGATACAATAAAAGTATT